TTGGCGAAACCGATAGTTCTGGAATATGGCAACCCAAGGCCTATGAAGGCAGTTATAACACATCAGCTAGCGGAACAATATACAGCAATACCGTAACAATGAACGGCGGTTCCGCTGGTTATGGAACACCTGCCAGCATGTTTGATGGTGATAACACTGACACAGGTAGGTTAATTAGTGCTGCAAATGGAAATATTACTTGGGATGCAAGCTCATATAACCTGTCTGGAACACTGCGAGTAAGAACTCAAAACTACAGAAAAGTCACCGTAACGCATAGCGGTGGCAGTACAACACTGCAAGCAACTTCCTCAACTGCATTGCATTGGCTTGATTTCGGCAGTTTGTCTAACATTTCTTCTGTTGTTGGTTTTGCTAATAGCGAT